AAAAAAAATGGGATCATGATGGTGAAAGAATATTCATGATAAATCCTTGTATAGTATGCAGTAAACAATTATGGAACGATAGTTCATTCGTTAAAATGTGCAAAGCAAATGAAATTCCAAATTATAAAACTTATTGCTATGATTGTTATCGTAAATCATAGACAACTTTCAATTGATTGATAATCAAGTCTTAATGGTGTAAGAGTTCGGTAAGAGTTCGGTTTATATTATATTTTAATAGAAATTACTAATGATAAATAAAGATCAAGATGAATCTAATAAACATTATGAGTTTTACCTCGTATATCAAAACATGGGGTATAAAAGGACTCTTAAAAAAGTTGCAGAAGAAGTCCAATTATCAGTTAGAGAAATAGAAAAGTTATCCTCTAAATATGGATGGGTATCAAGGGTTGATAAGTTTGATAAGCAACAAGCACAAATCCGATATAATGCTATGAAAGCAGAAATAGAGGAAATGGGAAAGCGTCAAGGTAATCAAGCATTACAAATGACTTATTCACTTATTACACCTGCACAGGAGTTATTAAAACGATTAAAAGAGAAAAAAGCATTAGACTTTAGTCAGATGTCTGATGTAGAATTAGTTGCAATAGTTTCTAAAATAGCACATCCATTTAAACTATTAACAGAAGTAGAAAGGGTAGCAAAAGGTCAAATATCAAAAGATAATGTTGAACAAAATACGAAAGTAGAAGATGAATTTATTAAACGAATCGGACAAGACCAAGAATCAGCAGAACTTGCAAGTAGATTATTACGAAAAGTTGAAGATAGTAACTAGCCAACCTGGAGGGTTTGCTATGCTATCCAGTAATTTCTCCTGGAAGTTTCCAAAACATTTAGAATATCTTAACTCTAAATTACTTCAAGTAGCTAGTGGCAAGATTAAAAGATTGATGATCAATATGCCTCCTCAACATGGTAAATCTGAATTAACATCAAAATATTTTCCAGCATGGTATTTAGCAACACACCCAAGAAACAAATTAATTTTAGCAAGTTATGAAACATCTTTTGCAGTGTCATGGGGTAGAAAAGCAAAAGAAGCATTTGATGAGATAGTTCCAAAATATTATGGAATAAGAAGAAATCCAAATATAAATGTTCAAGGAAACTGGGAAACAGAACAAGGTGGTTCTATGTATTGCGTTGGTGTTGGTGGTGGTATTACAGGTAGAGGTGCAAATATATTTATAATTGATGATCCAGTAAAAAACAATGAACAAGCTATGAGTCCAGTATATCGTGAGAAAACATTAGATTGGTATCAGTCAGTAGCCAGTACAAGATTGTCCCCAGAATCTTCTATTATTATTATTATGACTAGATGGCATGTAGATGATTTAGCAGGTAGGCTTTTAAAACAATCAGAATTAGATGGTGATAAATGGGAAGTAGTCAATTTACCTGCTATTGCAGAACACAATGACCCTCTTGGAAGAACTCCTGGAGAAGCATTATGGGAAGCTAGATATTCCAAAAAAATATTAGAAGAAAGAAAGCGTCAAGTTGGTGATTTCTGGTGGTCAGCTATGTATCAGCAACAACCATATATCAAAGGTGGTAAGGTATTTAAGGACCCTGTATTCTACGATACACTCCCAGATGGAGGAAGAACAGTAATAGCAGTAGATTTTGCATACTCTACCAAAACTTATTCAGATTATTCAGTTGCAGGAGTTGCTAAAATTTATGATGATAAAATCTATTTAATTGATGTTTGGCGAGGTCAAGTAGAAGCAACTCAATTTGCAACCATTATCAAAGGTTATCAAGAAAAATATGAATCACCTATATACGCATACATCGGTGGTACAGAAAAAGGTATTGTAGATTTTATGCGTAAAGAACATTCCTTGAATATTGTATCAAGACCTGCTAGAAACGATAAGTTTGTAAGAGCACAACCAGTTGCATCTGCATGGAATGATGGTAGAATACTCTTACCTAAAGATAAAAATTGGGTAAATATATTCTTGCAGGAAATCATGGGTTTCACAGGAGTTAGTGACTTACATGATGACCAAGTTGATGTATTATCTACTTTGTATGATAGCTTACAATCAACCAAGAAAGCACTTTGGAGAATTACATAATGGGAATTTTAGATAATATTAGAAACGCATTTTCAACACCAACAAAAGAACAACCGAAAAATAAAAAAGAAGCACCTGTAGTTTATTATAATTCATTAGGTACTGATGTTTCATATAAAGTTAGATATGATCAATTAGCAGAAGAAGGCTATCAACAAAACGCAATAGTATATAGATGTGTTAATGAAATTGCAAATAGTGCAAGTAGAGTTACAATTAATTTATTTAGAGGCGATCAAGAATTAGAAGAACATCCATTATTAGATTTATTATATAATCCTAGTCCAGTTATTTCACAGGTAGAATTTTTCCAAGCAGTATATGCTTATCTATTAATTTCTGGTAACAGTTATATCTTATCAGTTGGTGGAGATAGAACACCTCCTACAGAATTATACAATTTAAGACCAGATAGAATAAAAATTAAAGCAGGTAAAAGAGCTATGCCTCTTTCATATGATTATATTATTGGTGGACAATCAGTAGAAAGTTATTCAGTAGATCAAGCAACAGGTAATTCAAAAGTAAAACATATAAAATATTTTAATCCATTAGATGATTTTTATGGAATGTCTCCTATTCAAGCATCAAGTGTAGATATTGATCAACATAATTTAGCAAATAAACATAATGTTAATTTAATGCAAAATGGAGCAAGACCTAGTGGTGCAGTTATATTCAAACCAAAAGATGAAACTGGTGCACAAATGCAATTATCAGATGTTCAAAGAAATCAATTAGTAAATGACATCAATCAAAGATTTTCTGGAACAGCAAATGCAGGTAAACCATTATTATTAGAAGGTGATTTTGATTGGAAAGAAATGGGACTATCTCCTAAAGATATGGACTTCACTCAATTAAAACATATGTCAGCAAAAGATATTGCATTAGTTTATGGAGTACCAAGTCAATTAATAGGTATTCCAGATTCACAAACTTATTCTAATTTTGCAGAAGCTAAACTTGCATTATACAATGAAACAATCATCCCATTATTAGACAAAGTACAAGCTGACTTAAATGAATGGCTGACTCCTATGTTCGGAGAAGATTTAGAATTAAGATATGATATTGATTCTATTCCTGCTATGGCAGAACAAAGAAAAAGAGTATTTGAATCTGTTACACAGGGAGTCCAAAATGGTATCTTAACTAGAAATGAAGCTAGAGAACAATTAGGTTATGAACCATTAGATGGTGCTGATAGTTTACTTGTACCTGCTAATTTAATGCCTTTAAATATTGCAGGTGATGAAACACAACCTGGTACAGATGAAGAAATTCAACAGGAAGAAAATATTGAAGAAGATACAATGGAGTTAGATCCAGATGCTCCAGTAGAGATTATTAAAGCTGAAGATGATTTAACTAATTTTCCAAAAAGAGGAGATAATAAAAAGGTTTCATTAAGAAATAGTCAATATCCACAATTTGATTATAACTTTGCACTCAATGTAAAAAATGACAATCCTAAAGTTTGGAGAGCAGGTGGTAATATCAGAGGTAACGAAGCGTTCATGCTTTGGGGTAGAGCAAGAGAGGGTGCTGAAACTGAAGGTGTATTAAGTTGGATTAGAGAAAGAGAAGCCTGGATTGCAAGACACTTTAGAGATGGCAGACAATTCAGAAGTGGTAAAGAACCAAATCTATCTAGTATAGCAGGAGTTGTTGCTCAAATGAAATGGGGTGCAATTGGTGTATTAGGTAAACAGGGAATGAAAGATGTTATGTTAGAAGTTATCAAAAAAGAAGAGGGTAGAAAAAACTATGATGACTTAATTGAGTTAGAAGCAAGCCAAGAATATGACGAAGAAAAAAGAATAACAGAATCTGTAAGGGAGGCTTTAAAAAATAAAGTTGAAGAACATAATGAAAAATATGGTGACAATCCAAAAAAGAAAGTCAATTTAAGAATGTTAAGTGCAGTATTTAATAGAGGAGTGGGTGCTTATAGAACTAATCCTGCATCTGTAAGACCAGGTGTAAGAAGTGAAGAACAATGGGCATATGCAAGAGTAAATGCTTTTTTATTTGCTGTAAGAAACAACAGATTTCAAGGTGGAAAATTTGATTTAGATTTACTTCCAGATGGTCATCCATTAGCAACATAAGGATTATGCTATGGAAAAAAAAATTGTATCAAGACTCTTTATAGAAAGAGATAACAATGATGATCATGAAATTGTAATTAGAATAGGACCATTTGAACAAGAAGATCAAGCACTTCATTCAGCAAGTTATATCTATGTTACACAAAATATAGATTTATCAGATACAATCAGACCAATAGATGTAACATTACACTAATGATATATAACAAAAGACAATTAAAGATTTTCAAAGATGTTAAAAACCGAGAATGGCATAGACAAAATCGTTTAAGAGAACCATTTATTAGACAATTTACTTCCAGACTTAAAAATTATTTTAACAATTTAGGAAATGGATTAAGAGAAGATTTTCAATATGGTTCAACTGTAATGGTACAAATAAGACAAAACAATGCTTATAACTCACTAAAAGATATATTTAGAATACAATATCGTGTAGTTGCTGATGCTTTTAAGAATTATTCACTTGATAGAATGCAAAATAGCAAAGATTTTGAAACAGATTTTCAAACAGAATTAGATACATATATTGAAAACAATGTTGGAACTTTGGTAACAGGAATTAATGATTCTACTAGAAATACCATACAGAATGTGATAAATGATGGTTTTAGTAGCGGTCAATCAGTACAAAATACTGGAAATGCTTTAAGAAACTCAATTATTGGAATGGGTGCATACAGGGCAAATTTGATTGCTAGAACAGAAGTACACAGAACTGCTAGTTTTGCTAACGAATTAGTTGCAGAAAATATGAATATAGCAGGTACTGTCAAAGAGTGGGTAGCTGTCCAGGATGCAAGAACTAGACTTACCCATACAATAGCAAGTGGTCAGCAAGTTGGTATTGAAGAATCATTTGTTGTTGGTGGATATAAATTAAAATATCCAGGTGATCCAGGTGGACCACCAGAGGAAACTATAAATTGTCGTTGTGTTTCTATTTACACAACACCAGATTTCTTGTAGAGGTAGTATATGAAATTATTTATTTTTTTTATAATCGGTTTTGCAGGGGGATATTTCTTTAACAAATATACATCATTCACGCAGACTCATAAGTTTGTTATGAATGTATTGGACAATATTAAAAATAACTTTAAAATATAATGCCTTTAGTAAAACCAAAAGATAAAGAAAAGAGAGAAGATTTTTTAGAAAGATGTATGGGTGATGAAACATCTGTTGAAGATTACCCATCTAGAAATCAAAGGTTTGCTGTTTGCAATAGTTTATATAACAGCAGAAATAAAAAGGAGGAAACAACAATGGAAGAGATTTCAAAAGGTTATCACGATACAGATAAAGAAAAAGAAAAAGATAAATCATATCACGATGAAGATAAACCAAAAGCAGAAGTACCTGCAAAAGATATTTTTACAAGTGAAGATGATGCTAGAGAAAGAGCAAAGGAAATTGGTTGTGTAGGTATCCACTCACATATGGATAATGGAAAAAGAATTTTTATGCCTTGTGGTACTCATGAATCATACATGGAAGCAGTTGCTAAAATGGGTCATGATGAAAATGAAGAAGCAGGTGGTCATAAACCAGATGAAGAAATGGGAATGCACGATAAGAAACCAAAAAAGAAAGAAATTTGCGTTTGTCAAATGGATGGTAAATGTCAGTGCGATAGCGAAATTAAATCATTAATTTTTGAATCAGAAGTTAAAGCAGGTGAACAAGGGGTATTTAGTGGTTATGGTTCAATCTTCGGAAATGAAGATCAAGGAAACGATATAGTACAAAAAGGTGCTTTCACTAAATCATTACAAAATAGACCTGCAAGTAAAGTTAAAATGTTATTCCAACATAAAACAGATGAACCAATAGGTGTATTTGAAGAAATTTATGAAGATCAAAAAGGTTTATTTGTAAAAGGCAGATTAGCACTAGGCACACAAAAAGGTAGAGATGCTTATGAACTACTTAAAATGGGTGCTTTAGATGGTATGAGCATAGGTTTTAGAGCTGATCCACAAAAACAAGGATACAACGAAAATAAAAGAGGTGTAAGAACTCTTAAAGAAGTTGATCTTATGGAAATCAGTTTAGTTACCTTCCCAATGAATGAAAGTGCGTTAATCACTTCGGTAAAAGGTAATTCAAAAAGTATTCGTGAATGGGAAGAAATCTTGCGAGATGCAGGAGGTCTTTCACGAACAGAGAGTAAGATAGGTGCGAAAGCAATATTCAAGACTCTAAATCCAAATCAGCGAGAGGCTGAACATAAACAAGAGTTAGTTTCTTTAATTAATAAAGTTGCTAATTTAATCAAACACAAATAGGAGGACACAATGGTAGAACAAGAAATAAAATCTGCTGTTGAGCAACTCGGAACAGCGTTTGAGGAGTTTAAAAAAACTCACCAAGAAGAACTAAAGCAAATCAAATCAAAAGGATCTGCTGATGTTATTACATCTGAAAAATTAGCTAGAATTGAAAAATCTCTAGACCAATTAGAAGATG